AATTTATATTAGCTATTTTGTTGGTAACAATCTTATCTGGTTGTGTTGGGGTTTCATCAAAAGGTGTTTTTGGGACATGTAACATCTAAAATAGGTTGACAACACTTCAGACATGTTGTATACTAATAACATAAACGAAAACATAACGGGTTCATTGTTTTCTTTCTCCAGGCCCTGCGATAGCATCAAGGGGCCTTTCCTTTTATTAATTCATTATTTTACTTTCTAACTAAATAACAGTATGAATACAAAATATGTTCCTAAAAGCACACGTAAAAGTAATTGTCCAAACGGTCGCCCCGTTAACCCAGACAATTGGGTCACTGGACCGTGTCCTATTAGAAGAGACAAATACTATGCATGGCTCAAGCATCGCAACCAAGAACGATACTTGGGACGAGAATACAACCTCACGTGGGAAGACTGGGAAAGTGTTTGGACAGATGCCTGTTGGGCAGGCAGAGGCAGAGGCAGTGACAATCTTTGTCTAGCAAGGTTAGACAGTGGACAACCCTGGAGTCTTAGCAATGTACAAGTTATGACACGTAGAGAACAATTACAAATTCCTAGACAGTATAAAAGGAAAAAGACATGACAAGTTTATACACTGAATATAGACGACAGTATTTGAGAATGTGGCGTTGCTGGCACAGGATGCACAGACGATGCGCCCTTGGTGAAGACTACTGTGAAAACATTAGTGTAGATCCAGACTGGTCAGGCCCACAAGGCTTTGTTAACTTTGTAGATTATCTAGGCCCACGTCCTTCAGACAAACATTGGATAGTGCGTAAAGACAAGAGTCAGGACTACACACCTTCAAATGTTGAGTGGAGCACTGTAAAAGAAGATTGGCGTAGACGAGACAAAGAGAATATTCGTGAACGGGCCAAGACCCTGCACAAGTATAGAGAGAACAGTGTATGATAGAGTTTGATCCGTACCAGGAACTATTAGATCAAAGAGACATGATTGAAGAACTGGTAGCGCATGTTAATCACCTAATAGTAAACAACAACAAACTCACTGATAAACTTGAATACATTACAAGTGAATTTAACATAGTGACTTCGTTAATAAAGAACCATCAGGAACGTTTACATGATCTTGAGGATATGATTTATGATTCTGAGTGAAGTGCAAAGACAAGTAGCAGATGACAAGCATAGATTCAAAGTGGTCTGTGCGGGACGCCGTTGGGGCAAAACATATTTGAGCCTGCGTGAAATCTGTTACCATGCACGACAACCCAATAAAAATATATTCTATATTACTACAAGTTATAGAGCAGCTAAAATGATTATGTGGAAGCCTCTAAAAACACGGTTACTAGAACTTAAATGGGCCAAGAAGATTAACGAAAGTGAATTGCAAATAACACTTAAAAACAATACTACAATAAGTCTTAAAGGATCAGAAGATCCAGACCGTATACGTGGTATTAGTGCAAGTTATATTGTAATTGATGAAGCTGCTGATTGTGACCTTGATGCACTATGGGGAGAAGTTTGTCGTCCTGCACTTGCTGACCAAGAAGGCGGTGCAATGTTTATTGGAACACCCAAAGGCAAATCAAATCCATTTTATGACCTATGGTTACAAGGAGAACGTGAACCTGATCAATGGGCCAGTTGGCAGTTTACTACTATTAGCGGCGGCAGAGTAAGCGCACGAGAACTTGAAGCAGCCAAACAAGATATGAGTGCAAGTCAGTATGCACAAGAATTTTTAGCAGACTGGACAACAAGTCAGAACCTTGTGGCTTGGGAGTTTACACGTGAAGGTAATATTCAAGAAGCACCAGACGACGATGTTAGTGTGCTAGAAGTAGGATGTGACTTTAACGTATCGCCAATTGCAGCAAGTGTTATGGTGCGTAGAGGCGATGACTTATATGCCATTGATGAGGTGGTGTTGTACAATAGCAACACACAAGAACTTGCACAAGAACTACGCAATAGATATCCACGCAGTCGCATTACAGTCTATCCTGACCCTGCTGGCAGTGCTAGAAAAACAAGTTCAAATGGACAAACTGACCACACTATATTAGAGAACGCAGGATTTACAGTTAAAGCACCAAGACGACACGACCCAGTAAGAGACAGGGTAAATGCCAGTAACGCACGTTTAAAGACGGCTGACGGCGTTAGACATGCATTTATCAGTAAAAAGTGTAAATATACAATAGAATGTCTAGAGAAACACAGTTTCAAAAAGGGAACGCAGATACCAGACAAAGGGGAGTGGGATCACATGTTTGATGCATGGTCGTATGCTATTGCATATATGTTCCCCCTGAGAAAAGCAACGCCAACACCGCCGCCACAGCGCTGGGGCACCAAAACATACTAGGAAAAAACAATGGATCAGATACAAACACTATCAAGTGCAGTGCAATCAGCAATTGCTGGCAATACACTGTACGACACATATAAACCGCAATACGAATTTCATTTAGAAAGTTATTTAGGCGGAGAAGAATATAGAAACGCTGGGCATTTAATACGCTATCAGCTTGAAACACAAAGTGAATACAATGCAAGACTTGCACAAACTCCACTAGACAATCACTGTGCTAGTGTTGTTAGCATCTTTAATAGTTTCTTGTTTAGAGAAGAACCAGACCGTGACCTAGCACAATTGGAAAACTTTCCTGAAACAAAACAATTCTTAGAAGATGCTGACTTAGACGGACGTAGTCTTAATGCGTTTATGAAAGATGTTGCAACTTGGTCAAGTGTATTAGGACATTGCTGGATCATTGCTGTTAAGCCTAACATTGGTGCTAAAACAAGAGCAGAAGAATTAGCAGCTGGTGTGCGTCCTTACTTGTCATATCTAACACCAATGGTTGTGCTAGACTGGGATTGGAAACGCAGCCCAATGGGTCGTTACGAACTTGAATATTTCAAATACATTGAAGAAGTAACTGGCGGAGTTCAAGTAATCAAAGAATGGACACGCACAAGTATTACTACTACCACAGTTGATATTGAAAATGACAATGTTAATGAAGAAGTTGTTGAAGCAAACTTATTGGGCAAAATTCCTGCTGTATGTGTATACAACAAGAAGGGCGTAGTAAGAGGTATTGGCGTAAGTGACATTGCTGACATTGCCCAACAACAAAAGTTCTTGTATAACTGTGCAAGTGAAATTCAACAGTCAATCTCAATGGACACACATCCTAGTTTAGTTGCTACACCTGAAACAAATGTTGGCACTGGTAGTGGTGCGCTTATTCATATGCCAGAAAACATTGACCCAGGACTTAAACCATACTTACTAGAGTTTAGTGGCGCTGGTGTTGACAAAATCTTAAATGCAATGAGCCATGCAATTGACAGCATTGACAAAATGGCAAACATTGGTAGCATACGTGGCACTGAAGCCAAGCGCATGAGTGGTGTTGCACAGCGTCAAGAGTTTGAACTACTAAATGCACGCCTAAGTGAAAAAGCTGACAACCTAGAACTTGCTGAAGAACAAGTATGGGAACTGTTTGCAGAATATGTAGGAACTACATGGCAGGGTGAAATTGAATATCCAGGCAGCTTTAACATTCGTGACACTGCTGATGAAATTGCTCAACTTAAAATGGCAGCAGAAACTGTTGGCGAAAGTGTTGCAGCACGTCAAGCAATTACTGAAGAAGTTATGAGTTGGTTGGGTTACGAGTTTGAACCAAGTAACATGCCTAATCCAGAACCTAAACCAGTGTTTGAACCACATCAGATGTTCAACCTTGAAACTGGTGAAGTTGTTACTGTTCAAAGTGTAGAAGAGCATGAAGCACTAGCTAGCCAGGGATGGCGCCACGAGGGAGAATACTAATATGGCATATAAGAAAAAAGGCAAAAAGAAAAAGGGTTACGGCAAGTAATGGCCCGTAAACTTAAACAATTGCGCTTTCAGAATCTAAGTGCATGTAAAGGCGATTGTAGCGGGCATAATGCTGGCTACAATTATGCCAACGGCGGAGGATCAACTCCTTCACCGTATTCAGGCAGCTTTAATAACGGCATGCGAATTGCTTTGGGTACCTTTGTTAAGCCCAAAAGAAAGCGTAGAACTCGTAAATCGCCATAAAAGATATTACGAGGCTAAATAATACATTAACATTTACTCTAAAGGAGGCACGCTAACGATGAGCGATCAATCATTGGAAACTGAAGTGGCAACTGATGCCCAAGTCACCCGTACTGAAAATCAGGAAACTGTAGCTAAAACTTATACCCAAGAAGAGTTTGATAACCATATGGCAGGACTTAAAAATAGTCTTACTAAAAAGTTTGAAAAACAATTTGCGGATTTAGGCGATTTGGATCAACTTAGAGAACTCAAGGCAACAGCTGAAAAGCAACGCCAAGAAGAAGCCATTAAACGTGGTGAGTTTGAAAAGATTTTACAAGACATGGCTGCAAAAAAAGACGCTGAGATAATTGAGAAAAATAAAGTTATTGAAGAATATACGGTGAATACACCACTACTAAATGCAGCGGCACAATACAAAGCAGTAAATCCACAACAAGTGGTACAACTAATTCGCAACCAGGTAAGACTTGGAGAGAATGGAACTGCTGAAGTTGTTGATGCTAATGGCAGTGTACGTTATGATGATAAAGGCACTCCACTGACCCCAGAGGCGTTGGTGCAAGAGTTTTTAACAACTAACACACACTTTGTAGCGGCAGCACCTAGCACTACTAATGCATCAAATAATGTAAATAGTGGTACTACTTTTGAAAACTTTGATATTTCTAAATTAGATCTTAGCAAACCTGAGCACAGAAAGATGTATCAGCAAGCTAAAGCAAAAGGTTTGTTGATGTAATACATCACAACACGCAATTATTAATCAAGGAGACTTACAATGGCGTTTAACACAGCTTATGACCTAGATAGCTTAATGGTCAACACTAAAGCCGCAACAGTTTACACTGCACATGAGAATTCATTATTCCTTAGCGGCAACATCGTACCAATGGTAAACTTACCAGCTGGTTCATTCACAGCACAGATCCCAGTAATGGGTTCAGTAACTGCACAGAAGCTAACTTCAGCTTCACACGCAGTAGACGACTTTAATGCACTTGGCATTTCAGACACTAAAGTAACAATCAATGCTGACATTTATGCAGCACGTGATGTTATCCGTGACCTAGGTGGCGTTGATCCACAAGAACTAGGCCGCGTATTGGGTAACTCCATCCAGGCAGCTTTTGACGCAGACGTAGTTGCTGCAATGAACGGCCTAACTGCTTCTACTGCTGACAGTGATCCTGTTTCTGTAGACGCGATCTTTGACGCTGTTGCACAAATCCGTGGAACTGGCGAAATGGGTCCATTAGTAGGTATCATCAGCCCAGCTGAAGCTGCTAACCTAATGAAAGCAATTGGTTCACAAGCATATGCTGGTGGTGACTTCCAAACTGAAGCATTGCGCAACGGTTTCGTAGGAACTGTTGGTGGTGTACGTATGTTCTCAAGTTCATATGTAAGTGGTGCTAACAAAGGCTTCATCTTCGCTCAAGACGCAATGCGTATTGCAATGTTTAAGAACGTTGATCTAGAAGTTGCACGCCGTGCTGAAGCAGTAGGTAACGACATCGTTGCTTCTCTACATGCAGGCGTTGGCGTTGTTGACGCAACTCGCGGCATCAAACTAGTCAACGTAGTTTAAGGAGTTAAGTATGGCATTCATTATAGAAAATGATGTAACAGTCAGTTTTGCTGAATATGACGATGTTCTTGATAAAGATCAACGTCTATTTGAAAGTAATGAAGGCCTAACTGATGACATTGTAGAAGACTTTCTGATTAGAGCAACTGAGCGTGTGTTGGACAAATTACGTTCAACTGCATGGTGGAGAGACTATTACCGTAAACGTAGTAGCGACTCTATCAGCTCAGTTGCTGACATTCCAGCTCTTGACCCAAGCAAAATCCTAGCACGCCAAAACGACTTTACTGACTTATGTGTTTACACAGCGCTCAGTGAATACATTCTACCTAGAGTGGCAGATTTTGGTAACGAAGACAATGCTGAACGTCAGAAGATGGGATACTATCAGAATAAGGGAGATAGTTTGTTTGCAGATTTAGTGCAAGCAGGTGACTGGTATGATTTTGACAATGATGCAATTGTATCAAGTTCAGAAAAAGACCCAGGCAGAATCAACCTAAAGAGAGTTAGATAATGAGAGATCAAATATACAGTTACATTCAAACATTAAATCTAGGGACGTTCAGTTTAACTAATGAACAACCTTACGATGACAACGGTGTAGCACTGTATGTTAAAAATCCAAAACGCATTTATGTAGGAAGCAGTCAAACTGAAAGCAATCCTCTTGTAACTGCGTTAAACGGTCTACATATATCTAACACAACTACTACAGTATCAGTTTACTTTACGACTGACGCAAAACAAGTTCCAGCTAACTATGACTCAATAGTTAATCAGCTTCAAGCAGCTAAAGATATAAGTGTAAGTGGTGTTCGCACACGTACTGCAACTGTATCAACAGAGTTTGAAAATGACCTATTAGTTACAGCGGTGGAATTATCATATACGAAGTTAACCTAAGGAGCAAACAAGATGGCGTATATCTATCCAGCACCAGGTAATGCAACCGCAGAGGTCACTCTAAACTTAAAAGTTTCAGGTGATACTGTAGGTTTGGATTTGCCTGCACTACAAGACGTAACTTTAAATGCGGCCAACGATGTCTTTACATGGACACAGTTGGATTCAGCATCTAAGTTGCAGATCGCTACTACAGCGACAAACTCATTAAGTATGAACATTGTTCTTGAACAAGATACATTCTTTGGAGCAACAGCAGCAGGTGAAGCTGCTCAAACATCAGGTATCTTTGGCTTGTCAACTGACAAAACTAAAGTTACTTTTGAACTCTATATGGGCGACACTGACACAGGTGGCGCAGGTAAAACCATTAGTGGTTCAGGATACATCACTGGTCTAGCACCAACTGTATCTGCTGATAGCCCTGTGTGGGTTTCACCAATCACACTTACTGTTGACGGCGACTACACAGTAGCATAATAGCAGAGCGTGAGGCAATGGAGAGGGGGTTTTAGGACCCCCTCTTTCTCTATTCGCTAAATACATATGAAGGACAGACAGATGGATGTATTAGATAAACAGACAGATGAAGACTTACTTAAAAGTAGTCTAGCAGAAATAGCAAAAGCTAAAAACGAAATTCAATGCGCAAAACGTGACATTGATAAAGCAACAAGTAGATTAAACTTTCTAATTGTGCTTACAAATAAACTGATTGATAGAAAAAAGGATTAAAAGATGAACTTAGAAAAATTAGCAGCAAACCCCCAACTTACAAAAATGTCAATTGATGACGAAGATACTGTAAAGCAATTTGGCGAATCAGTAGACTTCTACATTTATGACCGTCAAGATATGGCGACTTTTATGAAATTAGCCACTGTGTCAGAAGATAATGCTGACAGTATGATTGAACTTGTAGAACAATTAGTATTAAATGAAGAAGGTAATCAAATCCTCACTGGAGGCAAGGTATTACCTCCTGTAATTACTATGAAAATTGTTCAGAAGGTTGTTGAATCGTTGGGAAACTCAGTAGGGTCAGTTACGCAAAGTTAAGTCCAGCGGACAGTGCGTGGTTGACTCTTGACACAGTAGCAAAAAGGTACGGTACATTACCATCTAAGATAATGCATGAAGGTGATAGTTTAGATATGTACTGTGCTAACCTTGCTTTAGGGTATGAGGCTTATCTAAGAAACAAAGATGATCCTAATACACTGACTAAGCAGTTTAGTCAAGAAGAACTGAAATCAATGGTAGCGAGGGTAAAGGGCAAAAATGAGCGTAAAAGTAAAAAACAACAAGATGTTTAGAAGTTTAGGTAGAATGGAAGTAGAATTTCAAACACTGCCTAAAAAGGCATTTGAACACTGGCGTAAAATAACACCAGTAGACAAGGGCAATGCCAGACGCAAGACTAGGTTAAACAGAAAAACCATTGAAGCTCGTTATCCTTACGCAAAAAGACTTGACGAAGGCCATTCAAAGCAAGCACCAAACGGTATGCTAGCACCTACAGTGGCCTTCCTCAATAAGATAACTAGAAGAATAGTGAGGAAAAAGTAATGGCAGATCAAACATATACAGTTGGTATTGAAACTAGACAAGCTACTACTGCACTGGCAGGATTAAGGTCTCAAATACTAGGCGTTGGAGCTGCTCTTGCTGGCGCATTTACAATTAGAGAACTAATAGATGTAACTAGTAGATTTGAAAACTTAAGAACTAGCTTAGGGTTAGTATTTAAAGATGTAGAAGCAGGCGCTGCTGCATTTGATCAGATTAAAGCATTTGCTGCTTCAAGTGTGTTTAGTGTTGAACAACTTACTGAAACAGTTATTAAACTTAAAGCTGCTGGATTAGACCCAACAGTTAAACAATTACAATTATTTGCTGATATTTCAAGCGTTGCTGCTGACAGTGTTGGTGCATTAGCAGCAGTAACAGACTTGTTTGCAAGAACAACCGCAGGTGGTTTAGGACTTGAAGATCTAAACAGACTACAAGACAGAGGTATCCCAGTCTTTAAGATTCTAGCTGAAGAAGCAGGATTGGCAAGAGACGAAATATCCAAAGTTGGTCAGAGTGCAGAAGGTGCGCAAGCAATTCTTGCAGTGTTGCAAGACGGACTATCTAAACAGTTTAGCGGTGCAAGTGCTGCAAAAGCAACAACTCTAAGTCAAGCTATTAGTAACTTGCAAGATGCATTAGACAACATGTTTGACAGTATTGGTCAGAGTGGATTTAATGAAGCATTGCGTGATGCTATCAATAGTTTAACAGACTTTATTACAAAAAACAAAGAACTAATACAAACTATTGGTGCTGGATTAGGCGAAGCAATTCGCTTTGCTGCTGATAATGCTAAAATCTTAGCAGGTGTTATGGCAGGCATATTTGCTGCTAGTGTTGCTAATACTATTATTACAATAGTACAAAGTGTTATTGCTTTCTCTAAAGCAATGAAGGCTGCTGCAATTAGTGGTGCTATTTTACAAGGCGTCATTGGCGTTGGTATTCCTAAACTTCTAGCAGGCTTAGCTGCAACAGGCGCTGCTGTTGCTACTATCAATGCGTTAAGTGATGATGCTACAGAAGCAATGAAAAGCGTCAACGACGAAAGAGACAGACTTAATAGCGGACCAATAACTGCTGGCACTGGAGTAGATGCTGCGGCATTAGAACAATCTAAGACTTTAATTACACAATTAAAAACTGGCCAGGACGGTTTAAATGCAAGTGCTAACAAGTATTTTGATCAGTATAGAAACGGTGTAGCTGACTTTGAAAAGAACATCAGTCAACAAAATGAATTATTAAAATTAACTGATGCACAAGCTGAAGTTCAGCGTGGTTTAAACACGTTTGAACAACAATATCTCAATACAATTCGTCCATTACACGAAAAAATTGTTGAACTAAAAGCCAAGGGCACTGATGCAAGCCGTGCTGAAGCAGAACAAATACAAGCTCAGATCACAGCAATTACTTCTTTGTATAATGAATCAACACAAGGTGTTAGAGAACAGTTACAGCTACAACAAAGCGTAACTAGTGAAATGGAAAGACAGCGGGTACTAGCTGAAACATTAAGAGATATAGGCAATGACCAGGTTGATTTTGCAAAGTCAATGGACGAAGCAGTCAGACAGTCACAGTATGCCTTAGATGATCTAAACTTATTTGGTTTTGACGCACAGCTAAACGATATTAAACGTACTATGGGCAGCGATTTAGTTGCAGCACAAGAACGTTTAAACACCGCAGTTGCAAATAACGAAATAACATCAGGCGAAGCAGCTAAACAATATGAAATATTTGAAAAGACTGCTGTTTCAGCCTACGAACAAATTATAGCAAACGCAGAAGCAGTGTACGAACAACAACGTAGCTTTACATATGGTTGGAAGAAAGCATTTGAATCATACAAAGACGAAGCAACAAATGCTGCTAAAGCTGCTGAAAGAATCTTTGACAGAGTTACAAGCGGCATGGAAGATGCTATTGTTGGATTTGCAAAGACAGGCAAGTTTGCATTTAAAGAGTTTGCAGCAAGTGTACTAGAAGACATGTTGCGTATTCAAGCAAGGCAGCTAATCACAAGTTCATTAAGCACCATAGGTGGCATGATGGGCGGCAGTCAAGGTAAAGGATTGTTTGGTGGATTCTTTGCAACTGGCGGCTTCATACCAGAAGGAAGATTTGGCGTAGTTGGAGAAGCAGGTGCTGAAGTAGTTGAAGGTCCAGCAAATGTAACACCACTAAGTAAACTAGGTCAATCAGTAACATATAATATTAACGCAGTAGATGCAAGAAGTTTCAGAGACCTTGTAGCTAGAGATCCAGGATTTATCCATGCAATTGCAATGCGTGGCGGTGCTGCGATACCATCAGGGAGATAAAAAGATATGAGTTTTCAATGGATAATAGATAATGCTGAAGGTTTAAGCATTAACAGAAAAGACACAGTTGCTAGTACTGTAGCAAGAGACGGAACTGTGAGAGCAGTCAAAAGAGGCGATGCTAAAAAAGTAATTACAGTTAATTTGCCTGATGGACCTAGATGGAGCGACATTAGAACAGACATTGCTGCTGCTGAAGCATTAGACAGATATACAACAGCAGTGATATCAATACCTTATGCAAGTTTTCCTTGGTATTACGGAAATGTAGATCCAGGCACAGACGAAAGTTACACTGTTATTTGCATAAACTTTCCTGAATGGACTATATTTGCACGTGATCAGGTAAGCTGGACTGGACCATTTGTGTTTGTAGAGGTGTAATATGGCAGACTTAACTTCATACACTAGTTTAATATCAGCACTATTTGTTCGTATACAAGTTGATGCATATAGCACAACAGGCGTTGGAAGTTATACTTCCCAGGTACTAAAGTTTAGTGACCACAGTGAACCGTTTACAATTAACAGTGAAGTTTACACACCATTGGGCAATTTATTGTCAGTATCTAAGAGTGTTAGTGAACTTAGACCAAGCTCAGGATCATTAACTATAACGCTTAGTGGTATTCCAGACAGTAGCATTGCTGAAATTATACACAGTAAACTTAAAGGTGCACCTGTTTCAGTATATCGTGCATTCTTTACAATTGCAGGATCACAAATAGGCGAAACTGAAGGACGTTTTATTGGAAATGTCAACAACTACAGTTTAGAAGAAGACTTTGACCCAGTTGCAAAATCAGCTTCTAACCTAATACAGTTTGAATGTCTAAGTAACATTGATGTTTTACAAAATAAAGTAGCAGGCAGAAGGACTAATCCTGAAAGCATGCAAGCGTTTTATTCATCAGATACGAGTTTTAATAGAGTTCCAGGTTTAGTAGGTGCTCAGTACAACTTTGGAGCAGATAAATGAGTTTTATAGATAAAATAGGCAAGGTTGCTAAAAGCGTTGGAGGATTTCTTTCTAGCAATAGCATTGGATCAAACATTGCCAAAACAGCATTATATGGTTATGCACTAAACAGGTTAACCAAAAGTATACAAAAAGAAAGTGATATAGACAATCAACCTGATCCAGGACGCCAGATTGTTTTAGATCCTGACACAAAAAATAGTATTCCTGTAGCATACGGTGATACCTATGTTTCAGGCATTGTAACAGATGCTTGGATGGCCACAAATAACAAAGCAATGTGGGTGTGTTTAACACTAAGTGAAAAGACAGGCAATCTAATTGACGGAACACCAAGTCAATTAACTTTTAAAGAAGTATACCGCGACGGATTGCGTTTAGACTTTGAACCAGACGGTAATACTGTTGATATTGCATATGATGACGCAGGCAACAGCACTAATGACCTTAAAGGATATATCAAGGTGTATCCGTTTGTTAATGGCAGCAATAGTCCAACAAAATTTTACACAGAACCTAACGGAAATACAAATCCTGCGTACAACATATTTCCAAATTGGACAGCTAATGATGCAATGAGTGGTCTAGTATTTGCGTTAGTTTACATTCAGTACAGACCAAAAAACAATATTACAGGTATAGGCGAATGGAAGTTTAGATTGAACAACACCATGAAGCAGCCAGGTGATGTATTATACGATTACATGACCAATACACGCTACGGCGCAGGAATACCAGCAGCGGAGATTAATGCATCATGAAAACACTAGAATATCTAAACACAGTTTCAGTTTCAACAGTTAGTTACACTGATACTAGAACACCAAATGTTATATTTGACAGACGCCAGCCTAAAGATACACTATTTGTATTAGAAAATAACAATTTTTCAGTAATTGCTGCTGCAAACATCATTGAGATTGTACAACCACAATCAACTAACATTCAATATATTTTAGAATTGCCAACAGTGCCATCTAGTATGGTAGTTGACTTTGGAGTGTTGCCAGCAGGGTGTACGGTATCACAAGTAGGTTCTGTTTATACTGTATCAGGTATTGACAGTGTAGACGATTGGCAGGCAATTAAAAATCCAAGTGTTACATTTCCTATAACATATGAAGGCGACATTGTATATAATGTTAGTGTTAGGTACAATACTGCACAAGGCATAAAAACTGTGTCTTGGGTAGTTGGTACATTCATACCATTTAGCAGAATGATTGCTAACGCAACACTTGAATGTGATCTAACTGCATCTACTGCTGCTATTGCTAGATTACGCCCTGGTTTTTACTTAATAAGTGACTTTGAATATACAGGTTTAGGAGTTGCTCCTAGAGTAGATTGGTTAGCAAATACTGCTAATATAAATTTTGTAGGTCCTGAAATAACAGAAGTTATAGAAGATACCTGGACTGTTGAAGTTGAACCAAGCAATATAGCATACGTTACAGATATAAGCGAAAATGGAACAGCAAGTAGTACATTTGACTCTGTTAATAAAATATTAACAATAACAGGTACTAGAGGCCAAGTTAATGATTCTTTGTCAAAGTTACGATTTGATTCTGGTACTATTAAAACTGATTTTACATTTGAATATCTTGCATTTAGAGCTGGCAATCCTACTGTAGAATACACTAGGTCACAACCTGCACGTTGTATGAACTTGCAATATCTAACAGACGCAAGAGGCACAGCTACATATCAGACTAATTTAGAAACAACAGTTGGACTAAGTTCACCAACAGTTTACGATCCAGACTACACTGATCCTAAGGGAATATACTTTATTGATGTTGTCCCAGTTAATCCTCAATTTGTTAAGGCAATAGGACTTGGCAGTTCAAGACTAACACGTTGGGCAACTGAACAAACAGAAACAAGTACAGATATTAATCAGATTCCTGTATCTGTAGCATATGGTTCTACAAACAGCATTATGGCAGTGGGCAGATACTTAGACGATCTTGCTTCTACAAATGCAGGTGAAATAACAATATATGAAAAAACAGGCAATACATGGAATGTAATTGATAGTGTTGTAGGATTAAACAATGGCGAATCACAGGTAGGCAGAAATCTGTTAATGACAGATGATGATACTATTATTGCTTCTGGTTATACATATTATACAACTAATCCTAATGACCCAAGAGGTCGTGTACTAGTGTATGAAAGAAACCCATTAGGCTGGGAACTAGCGCAAACACTAGCAGCACCAGTTGATGCTAATGATGCTTGGTTTGGTAAACAAATAAGCGCAACACGAAATGGTGACATACTTGCAGTGTCTGAAACAAATAATGGCACCAATGGGCGTTATGGTAAGGTTCATATCTACACTAGAACAGGCACAGGCGACTATACGCTATCAGCATCTATTAATGATCCTGATACTGATGATGCTACAGAATTTGGCGATTTACAAGTCAAATTAAACCCAAGTGGTAATAGAGTAGCAATATCAAGAATGGCTACTGCTCAAGATACTTACTTCTATACAAATAATGGCGGCACTTGGACTTTAGACGAAACTTTATCTAATCAAACACGGTATGTTGAATGGATTGACGATGACAATTATTTGTGGCAAGACGGAACATCGTTTTATGTGTATCAACGACAAGTAGGCGGTAACTACACAGAACAAGCAAGTTTTACTCCTAGTGATAGCATGATTAGTTTTAAAATTAACCAGGCAAAGGATCTTATTGTTGCTAAGGTTACAGGAGAAGATTATATCTTTATTGATTTTGACACAGTAACTAACGGATTTGTTGAACAGCGTATCAATCCAAGTGAAATGACAAGTACAGATGATTGGACAGTTAGCGACAACGGATTAGAAGTTATATTTGTTGGAAGAACTGATACGTCAACAGAATACGGTTGGAAAGCACTTACATATACAACTAAAATTAATGCACAAATATTTGATAGTGAAACTAAAACACTGTCTTTTTATGGCACCAAATCAGAAATTGCAGACGACATTGATTCATTAACGTTGACTTCTGCAGTTGGCGTTGTTAGCAATATTACATTAAATGTAAGTATTGATACTCCAGAAGGTAATAATCAGACTAAGTCATTTACCGCAGAATATACAGATTAAGGATATACAGATGGCAATAATACAAAAATATGAAATAAACGGATTAATTGATACAAGCAACAATGTTCTTAAAAACATTAATGAACTTGCTACTTCAGCAGGATGTTTTGTAACTTGGGATCCATCTCAAGGGCATTGGAGCGTTGTAGTTAACGAAGCTGGAACAAGTGTTTTTAGTTTTAATGATAGCAACATTATTAGTGCAATAACTGTAGGCGGTACAGGAATTAATGATTTATACAATAGTGTAGTTGTAGAGTTTCCGCATAGAGATTTACGCGATGCAATAGACTATCTAACTATTACAGTTCCAGAAATAGACAGATATCCGCAAGAAGCAGAAAAACAATTAACAATAAAACTTACTACAATTAATGATCCAGTACAAGCATCACTTATTGGCACTCAAGAATTAAAACAAAATCGTGTTGACAAAGTTATCCAGTTTTCATCTGACTTTACTGCTAACGGATTAAAAGCAGGAGACATTGTTGATGTTACTGCTAGCATGTATAGTTTTGCTGCTAAACCTTTTAGAATTATTAACATTGAAGAAGAAGACGGCGATGACGGCGCAATTGTATACAGTATTACTGCATTAGAATATGACAGTGATGTATATTCAACAGGTGGTTTAGAGTACGAATATAGAACTAAGGAAAACAACATTCCTTCTAAGATACTAAATCAAGAAATGGCAGTTGAAGATGATATTGATGTAGGCAGTCAAGTTGGTCGTCTGTTAGCAGCAAATGCGGTACTTGGGCTTGCAAATAGTTTGTTTGACAATATTATTAATCCTCTTACAGGTGCAATTAATATGAAGTTTGCTGATGATAATAAGCAAGAAATAATGAATAAACTTAGAGCACCAGGACTGAATACTAGTTCATCAGGAAGTGGCGTACCAGGTGCAACATCAGTTTGTGCAGGCGACGATGCAGTGTTATCATTTACATTTGATTGCGGTGATTGTTTGTACAAAGACACAGAGTTTCAATACGAGTACGAAGTTACTGGTGTTGACGCTGCTGATTTAGGAGAAGACTTTGCAACTTCAGGAAGTGTTGCAGTTAACGCAAGTGGAGGGTCACTTACTATTCCTACTGTAGCCAATGGCGCAGGTAAAACAATGACAGTGACAGTTAATGGCGAAGCTACAGAAATATCTATTGTTGATTGTAGTATTACTCCTTTACCAGGTACGCCAGGTGGCGAAGCATTGCCAACTTTCTGCGAATATGTAAGTGTTCCTATTGCATGGTGTGGCCAATTTAACGGAGATACTGGAGATTTAGAAGGCATTTCAGTTAAAGCAACAGCATTATTTCCAGTTCCAACAAGTGGCGGCACAGCAGTTCCATTAACTTGCAGTGTAACATCTGGTGGAGTTATTCAAATAGACAGCACAGTTGAAATTAGTCCTAACGGCAGTGGAGCAGCACACAGAATCTTTACAAGTTTTAGTGGTGCATCTAACAATATGATTACAGGTTCAGGTAGTACCTTCTACGGGTATTAATATTTTTTTACCTTTTTTTCACGTTTTTTTAAGTTTTTAAATAAAACGACTAAATAGTAACAGCAGACTAAAAGTGTCTGCTTTTGCAAAATCGCAGACAACTTTTAAAGGAGAAAATAAGATGGCAGCGGCTTCAGACTATACAGAAAACTTGGCCCTTGAGTGGCTATTAACAGGAAATGCAGCAACACGCCCAACAGCGTGGTACTTGGGTCTTTTCACAACTGATCCAACAGATGCAGGTTCAGGCACAGAAGTAGCAGGTAACGGCTACTCACGTCAAACAGTGGCATTTACTGTTACTGGCGACACAGCTGAAAATTCAGCAACAGTTACTTTTGGACCAGCAACTGGTTCTTGGGGCACAGTTACGCACGTAGGTATCTACGATGCAGCAACAACAGGCAACTTGTTGTTCCACGGTGCGTTGACTACTTCAAAAGCAATCGCAACTGATGATTCCTTGCAAGTAACAGCAGGCAACCTAACTATTACATTAGCATAATGTGAAGGGGGAGTGTAATGCTCCCCCAACTGCTTTACTAAGGAGACATAAATGAGCACGATAGTTTTAAGAGAAGTTAAAGGCAGTGCTCTCACATTTGCTGAGGGTGACGCTAACTTTACTAACTTGAACACTGACAAGTTAGAATTAACTGATATTTCAGTTACAACTGGAGCAGCATCTGGCGATGGCGCTCTAAGTTACAATAATACCACTGGCGTCTTTACATTCAACCCAGCAGACACAGGCGACTTAGTAGGATTAACTGACTTTAGTGTAATTACTGGAGCAGCAAGCGGCGATGGTGCGTTAGCATACAACAACCTAACTGGTGTGTTTACGTTTAATCCTGCAGATACTGCTGGACTAGCAGCACTAGACGATTTTAGTGTTACTACAACAACAGCATCAGGTGGTGGTACATTATCATATAATAATGTTACTGGTGTGTTTACATTTGCCCCAGCTGTTCCTGGTATTGCAAGTGTAAGTGCAGACACAACACCTGCGTTAGGTGGTAATTTAGACTGTGGCGGCAATGTAGTAATAGAGCCACAACTTGAAGGCTACAGAGAAACTGTTTACACAGCTGGCGCAACAACTGGCATTATCACACCTGATCCGCAAAACGGCAACGTGCAAAAGATCACACTGACAGGCAACATTACATTTAATGCATTTGGCGGAACACCAACTGCTGGTGATTCAATGACACTGATTATTGGGCAAAGTATCACAGGCGGTGAAACACTAACTTCAACAATGATGTTTGCAGGTGGTAACAAGACATTAAGTGTTGATGCAGATGCAATTGACATCTTAACAGTGTTTTATGACGGAACAGATTACTACGCAAGTTTAGCAAACGACTTTATCTAAGGGAGATAATATATGCCTTTAGGAGCAGCAAGACTTAACACACTAGCAAGATACGCAGCACCAGTAGGAGCTGCGGCTAGAGCAATTTACACAGGGTATTTTAATGATGCCTGGGGACAAATTGTTTTAGCAGCGCCGTTTGATAAAGATTATACAGATGTTAGTCAAACACTAAAAGACATTGGTGGATACACGTTAACCACACAAAGCACAGTTACTACAGGAACTAACACAGAACTAGTAGCTGACCAAGTATATTGGCCAGATGCTTACACTAAAAGTGCAGAGTTTGGTGTTAATGGATGGACAAGTGGCAACGCAGGTGCCGTTTATACACTAGGCACAAGCATTCCAGCAAGCTCAAGTGGAACATTCCTTATTGAGTTTTGGGCCTACGCACTAGATTCAACTGCAAACAGAAACTGGTGTATATCAAGCTCAGATGTTGGCGGACGTTTCTTGTTTGGCATTAACAATTCAACGTCAAGTAACTTTGGTAACGAAAACAACATAGGTATTGGCACTGGTTGGCACCATGTTGCTATTTCATGCACAGGCGGAACTAAACGTGTGCATGTAGATGGCACATACAAAGGCCAATGGATATCTAGTAACACTGGATTTACTGACTTACACGTTGGACAGTTTAACGCAGGCGACTTGTATGACTTTAGAGGTTACATTCAAGACCTTAGAGTATATGTAGGAACTAGTAAAAACTTTACACAAAATAACACAGTTGATGATACGAGCGAACCAATTATTGCAGCATACAGTTCAGATAACGCAAGACTATGTTCAACTATATTCAGTCATCACCCACAATACACAGGCACAAGATCAACTGTTGGCAAATTTAATGTTGGCGGCAATGACGGATCAATGTATTACAACGTGGTTAGCAGCACAGGCGAACGCACTAGAGTAATTATTAACGCTGATGCAGCTGACGGCGGCGATGCAAGACTCAGTAGTGACAATCAATGGACTATTGAATTTTGGTGGAAAACTAATAGTGCAGACATGTGGACTCGCTCAGGTTTGTTAATGAGTACTAATGAAAGCGACTTTAACTATGCTAGTTTAGACACCACTGACGAAGTAAGTTTAGGATTTAGTTACGGTGGACAAATGCAATGTTTAGTAGACGGGTCATACATTTATGGAAACACATCTGGACAACTTAGTATCAATACTTGGTATCACGAAGCTATTGTATGTGACGGAGCAGGCAATGTTAAATGGTATCACGACGGTGTGTTAAAAGGAACTGTTACTGGAAAGAGTTTTATCAACTATAGCTTTGCAATAGGTTGTGGTTACATGAGTAGTAACAGTATGACTTCTAGCACCTACGCATATTTTGATGAAATAAGAGTAAGCAACGTGCAGCGATACACTTCAAACTTTAGTGTCCCAACTGCTGTATATGTAGACGATGCTGACACAATAGGCTTGTTCCACATTACCACTTTTGATGATGTTGACGATATTACAAATGGAGTTGCATAATGTTAAACTATAGAATAGAATACAGCTTAGAACCGCCTGTAATCAATGCAGTTGATTGTCCACATTGCGAGGATGGTTATGTGCATCTTGAAGACAGCACACAACTTGCTTGCGGCGTATGTGATTCAACAGGCACACTAGCTGAAACTCAATGGTTGAATATACAAGTTGTTCAACACCAATTTGAAAGTATGCCAACATTTGATGATATTAAAGCAATTACAGATGCAATAGAGTGTTATGCTATTGTGTTCCAAGGATTTGAGGAATAAGCAATGGCAGACTTTACCAGCAGTTATTTTGTAGATGATTATATTGAAGTAGATTACTTTGATACAGTAACGCTTCACGACGCAAGTGCAAACTTAACTGCTAGTGCTTCTGCAACTGCTGATGCGTTTATTCCAAGCACAAGTGGTTACTTCTTAGAAGGATATATCTTAGAAGACTATTTTGTTGCAGGCGGCGAAGTATTCATTGGTGATGCAGTACTTGGTTCAAACTTTACTGCAATTACAGATGCTAATAGAATATTAGGAACAGACTTAATTGCCAACAGTGCGTTTACAAATATTGTTGACGCAGGAGCAATACGCGGTGTAGACGCTGACCTAAATGGTGCTGCTACATTTGATATGACTGCTCTGCTTTCAAAACCTGGTGATATTACACTTGTTGTAACATCAGCTATGACTACAGACGCTGGTAAGATACACAGTGACGGTCCAGTACTAGATTCAAACTTTACAACAGTTGCAGCAGCTGGTAAGATAAACACAGATGGCCCAATACTCAACAGCACATTTAGCAGCGCAGTTGAAGCGTTTAGAACACGCGGAATAGGCCCAGATCTTACAGCAACTACAACACTAGTTGCAAATAACATTCGTGTTCAAAGTGCAACTAGTGACCAATTAAGTAGCTTTGAAGTTATTGCAGCTTCAGGACAAATTGAAAGCTCTAATGCAACTTTATCAAGTGCATTTAGTTCAACAGTAACAGCTGGTAAAATTAACACCATTGAGCCATTATTCAATACAAATGCTACAGCAATTACAGATGCAGCATTGGTTGCAAGCAGTGGCAGTGCATTGGTTGCAGGGTTTGCAGTAGGCAACATTGCTGGTATTATAGGTGATTACGGTGTTATTATTCAACCGCAGTTTACTATGAGTGCAACATTGGGCAAAGTAAGTCCTGTTAGTTCAGCACAAGTTAGTACAATGTCATTACCAGGCGTTGATAGTATTAGAATAATTGACGACAGTGCTAATTTAAACAGCGAATTTACTGACAGTGCAAAAGTTAATTTAATAGCAAGCAGCGGTCCAACACTTAGCACAAGCGCAACGCTTGCAAGTGAAATGCAGCGTACAAGACTTGCAGAAGCAGCTCTTGCTAATACTATGCAGTTTGGTTTGGCTGTGCTTGGATTAAAACCAGGCGAAATTAATATAGCAATAAATAGTACACTGGCAAGTAACGCAAGTGTAATTGCACAAACTAGTTTAAATCTTAACAGCAACTTTAATGTTCCAGACACACAAAGTTATGCAATAAGAGCAACAGGTTTAAATGCAATTGTAACTGCAACACTTGCAACTGAAGGCAGACTGTTTGTTCTAAATGATAATATTGTATACGTAGTACCGCGTGAAACAAGAACATTTAGTATTAAGAATGAAATCAGAAGTGCAAACATAGAATATGAATCAAGAGAATACACAGTTAGGAGCATATGATGAGAAGATCAGGATTTGAACAAACCAATCAAGGTTTATGGATAGACAAAGACGTAGAAGCACAACTACAATATACGCTAGACTGGAGTGAATGGCTAGATACGGGCGACACTATTGCAACTGTTGAATATGATGTTGCAGCAAGGCGCAATGACCCAGCTCCGCTTACTACTGTAAGCACAGGCCTAGACGAAACAAACAAGAAAACATACATTGAACTTAGTGGTGGACAAACTGACAAAGTGTATATTGTAACTGCAAAGGTTACAACTAACACTGGGTTAATTGACCGTAGAAACTTTAGAGTAAATGTTGTTGCGCGGAGTGCGTAATAATGGACAACGATGTGAGATTGAGCCTAGTGGAACAAAACTACGAGCAGTTAAGCAAGAGACTTGAAAAAGTTGAAGAGAAGATTGATCACTTGCGTGACGATGTGTTGGCCAGTCAACACAGCATGACCAAGGTTATTATTGGAGCAGCTGGAACTATATTTGCTGGATTATTATCCACAATTGTAGTGTTATTATTGCAGTAACTTTAAATATCTGCATGAAAGATATTCCAGAAGACATCAAGAAGCGTGTTGAACTTGTAGTAAAGGACGACATGCTGACAGTTAAAAAAGTGTTGCACCAATCTAAACCATGCGAAAATTGCGGTTTAGAAGTGCAAAACAGAACTGAAAACATCACCATCAACCGTGGAGTTAACCAAGGCGTAATAAGAAGACGTTGTGCGCCTTGTGGCAAATACTACAACTGTTTAACAGGCGAGTATTCAATTTCCAATGAAGGTAGCTGGAAGGCCCACGTTAATAAGGTGGTAAACAGCAAAGCATAAATACAACTGTTGTAAGAGATCAAGATGTTTGTCATGTTCTATCTCCCTCTTACAATGGTTTGTCATAGTATAAAAACTGCAAAGTTTTATCCCCCGTCCATTAACTACTTCCTTAGTTTGCAGGCGGGGGTTTTTTTTAGACTAAATACTTTTGTGTAACGCTCTCCTAAACTACAAGCCATGTTCTTTATGCGTTACACACAAGGGCTAGGTTACAGTCATTACCTAGCCCTTATCTACCTCTAAACAGTCATTAAATCTTAAACCATTGCTTAACCACGAAACTAACGCATTGCAATGCACCGCAAACGCATGGCTTCTAATTTCTTGTTGTATACACCACCTAAAGTATCGTTGTAGCAGATTGTAAAACTTGTGCAATTTAAGAGCCATTTTAGACTTGTAATACACTAAAGTAATTTAATGTTATTATTATTAATATACGTGGCATTACAATCACTTAGTAGTCAGTTCGTTCAACATAATCATCCACATGTCTCTCAAATACTTCGTAGTCAAACTCAATCCAATATCCAGTCTGTCGTTCAATAAGCAGTTGAAGTTCTCTCACAGATATTGACTGAGTACTTCTCCAACCATCATGCTCGTGAAAGTACTGAATACCTTGTTTGTCTAAGAACTTATGAACCACACGCATTACTTTTAATTCTTCTTGGAAGTATATGCCCCACTTGGTTCTACTATTCATAAGACTCAACTGTTGATCTTGTTTGATAGCATCCCACAGTTTCTTGATATCTTTAGCAAGGTCTACTGCAAACCACTGATCTTGTTGTAGGCGATTGTGTAGTATCCAACGTCCACCCAACTGATCCAGTATTGAATTACGTGCACCAAATCTTGCGCCAGCAAACTTAGCAGTGATCAATTGCTTGACTACTTTAGCATCAACTTCCAATAGATTAGCAAGGCGTTGACGATGATAGTCTTTGTCTTTGAGATAGTCTTCAATTACTGTTACAGGGCGTGTAAGTCCACTGCGTTTGGCCAATTGTACAAGTATAGTTGGCGAGGCTGTTTGAATATCATACTCGTGTATGTAACCATAATTTGCAAACAGGGGTTTTCTTATTTCAGTTGCAATGTTTTGAATGTCATTCCACATGCGACTGCTTTTGGTTTTGTATTCAAACACGCCACTTTCAATAGTAGCACCATGTAGTGCGTCAACTGCACTTAACTTAGCATCCAATACTTGTGTAGTATTAGGTGTAGAATTTGTAAGTTTACCCAACATACAGCCTAGTGTGATATATCCATCTTGATTGAGCAAATACTTCTTTGCTGTGCCCAACTGTGCATTGTAATAGTGACAGTCTATAATTAGTAATTGTTCTCGCAGCCATTTGCTTAGGGGGTTTTGTTGTTGACCAAACCAAACGTCAATTTGTCGTGTGCTCCACTGTCTTGCTCGTGTGGTGCTTAGATTTGCACTTGAATAGCGCCATGCACTTTCCAAACGTCTTAGGGTCCTTGGATCTTTAAGATTAGGATTATATTTTGCCATGTTATTTCTCCTTATACTGTTATTTATCTATATACTGTATATTAGTGTATTACAAGTGATTTGTCAAGATAAAACGAATAATTTAATAAAAGGCTAAATAACAGTATGAAAACAGAACAACCTAAAAAACGTGGTCCCAAACCCAAACAGTTGATTGAAGCAACTATTATTGGCAAACCTGTTGGTCGTGACAATACAGTAGTTCCACCAGATCAAGTTGAAGAACTTGCTGCCCTAGGATGCAACAACAAAGAGATTGCAAACTTCTTTGGCGTTACAGAAGATGCTATTAGTAGAAACTTCGCCGTAGAACTTACAAAAGGCAAAGAGATTATGAAGATTAAATTGCGTAGAGCAATGTTTCATAATGCTTGCTCAAGTATGAATGCTGCGGTGCAGATCTTCCTTGCTAAAAACATATTGGGTATGAGTTCAGAACCAATTGACAGTGAAGCCAATGAGCCATTACCGTGGGTTGAAGGTAACACTGTAGAGATAACAAACTATGATGAGGACTTACATAATGAAGAAGATTAAAAACGTATCAAGAACACACAGCATTTGGGAAGACAATGGTGTGTACCGTATTAAAGAAGGAAAGACACTGTTAGAAGGAAAGTTTAATAGTGTACAAGACTGTGAAGACCATTTGTCAGACAGCACAACTGATATTGCTCCAATGGATATGGGCAGTATTAAACTAATAAAGACTTAGCCAAACTGTTTGACAAACCACAGTTTAGCAATGTATAATTAAATTAAGGAAGAGAACATGATAAAGAAACCCTATGAACAACAACTTAAAAATATTAACGATTGGGTAGAAATCGTTAATTATTATTGGATCCAATTAGACGGCGTACTTCATGCCAATACAGAATTTTGGAACAACACACTACACGCAATGTCGCCAGAAGATTGGTGGGATTGGATTGAAATAGCACCTGCACTTAAAGCACAACACCGCGACGAATGGCAGCGACACAATTTAGTACACGATACAAAAGCAATTGAAAAGAAACTAATGATGGGGAAACCTGTTGTTAAGAAAATGCGTCCAGAAAGTAATCGTGATGCATTCCGCACACTAATGAAAATTAAAGACTTCATTAATGATATCAACGGTACACCTACAGTACAGTTTAGTAAAGCTACTCCCAAACGAGGCACAACTGCTGCTAAAGAATTAACAAAACAAAAACAAACAGAAATACTTAACAGCGTTACATCTTTTGAGAAACTATTTGAGATTAAAGACAATGACTAAAGAAACCCCAACCAAGATTGAAATAAATGAAGGTGAAGCATATGTGCGTTATGAAGGCGTAACATATCGTGTTAAACTCAGTTACTTCAAACTAGAAGCAACACCTAACTCAAAAGAAATAGAGATAGAAGGTTACGTAGTCAAGTGACTTGGATATACAACAACAGCCCTTTCACAGTTGCCCCTGAAGACTGTGAAGGGTTTGTGTATGTGATACAAAATCCATTTACTAAAAGATATTACATTGGACAGAAACGTTTCTGGAGTGTAAAGAAACTGCCGCCACTCAAAGGCAAAGTAAACAAGCGTCATAAGACTGTAGAAACAAACTGGAAAGACTATTGGGGCAGTTCAGACGCATTGCAACTTGCACTAGAGGCAGAAGGTAAACACACCTACAAAAGGATCATACTTAAACTGTGCAAGACCAAAGGTGATCTAAACTATGAAGAAACAAGACTGCAATTTGAATACAATGTACTGCGTGACCCTTTAAGTTTTAACGGCATCATTAACTGCAAAATACACCGTAGTCATTTGTCTAATAACAATTGACATTTGTGCTGACAAATGTTATTATAGTTGTGTAACCAGACAAACACTAAGGTAAAATAACATGATAGCAGTAGATAATTTAGAAACAATTGAACAAGAACAGATTCAAGAAGTAATGCAATGTTGGCGGGCACAAGACAGTAGTATGCGAATTGCAGCATTAGAATACGAGCAATCACACGGTCATGCTGGTCACGGATTAGGCGACCTTGACAGTTTGTGCGAGTTGGCACCTGGCGAAGTGTGCCCAGCATGTGGCATTACTAACGTTGTGCGAAATTATTCATTGTAACATCTAAAATAGGTTGACAACACTTCAGACATGTTGTATACTAATAACATAAACGAAAACATAACGGGTTCA